ACATCGGAACGATTACTGTTGAATGGTTCGACTTCATGCTCGGAACATTCTTTTTCTGTGTGTGGTGCGCCTATGACGGTTCGCTTGTCGAGGATGTCGCTGCGTGGTTTAAACGGAAGCTGAGGCAATCATGACCAGACTTGATTTTTTACTGAAGACCTTCGCCACCAACACCGAGCAGATGAAGGTTACGCTGGACACTCAGCAGACGATAGTGGACACGCTGGAATACATACGGGAAAAGAAGGAGTGGGTGGGTCTGACGGATGAAGAGATTGAGAAGTTGCTGGATGGAATGTCCCTTGGCTGTTGTGCTAGAGATGTGCGAATTGTTCAAGAAAAACTGAAGGAGAAAAACAATGGTTGAAATGAGATGGGTAGTTAGACAAGTTAAAGGACTTCCACCGGAGTTTAATTCCCTTAGTCCTAACGCTAAATACAAGGGTTTGAGGGGGTAAGTATGTTTTATCGTTTTAAGCTATGCACTAACAGTGTGTGGGTATCAGGCTGGGCGCGGGCGGAAGATGGGGTTGTGCAGGACGCAAGTAAACCGTTCGCTTTCAGTATTGGTAAACACATCGAGGTGTTGCTGGATTGGTTGGAGCGAAAAGGGTACCGCGTCGCTGTGTCCGAAAACCCCGGCGCTACAGAAACGAACATAGTCTAAGGAGAAGCGGAAATGAACGATGACGAATTTGATAAGGCACATGCCGTTATGGAGCAGTTTTCTCAGCTCATTGTTGTAACGGGTGTCACGCTGCTGAAAGACCTAGCCCCCGCACAGCAAGAATATGTGATCATGAAGATGGGGGACGAGTTTCGGTTCTGGAACGTCGAAGAAGTCTTGCGGCAAAGACAGCTTGTAAAGGAGCAGTTGAAATGTTCATGAAGTCCTACACTGACAAAGAAGTCAGGGAAGTATTACCGCCGATTCAAACGGAGAAGGTGTGTCTGCCGTGCGCGGGCAAGCTGGGCGGCAAGTTGGATCGCCGTTTGCCGAAGAAGTGGGCGTTTGCTACGTGCGACATCTGTGGCAAGAAGAACGAAGTGACAACCCCGAAGGAGTTAATATGGCGCTAGAAGCCCAAGTGGGCGGCAACCACTATAAAAGCATGGCCATCCAGCCGGTTGAGTACATCTACAAGAACAACATCCCGTATATCGAGGGGTGCGTGATCAAGTACGTCAGCCGCTGGCGCAACAAGAACGGTGTCGAAGACCTGCAGAAAGCGAAACACTTCATTGATCTGTTGATTGAACTGGAGAGTAAAAATGTCGAACGCTGACCTTGCTGTAATGTTTGGTGGTGTCTTTGTGTTTGTTGTGGTTATTTTGTACATCACGCATAAGTTCATAACGGTTTCAAACAAAGTGAAGGAGGTTTGCAGTAGTGAGCTACCCTACAAAGTCGATCCGCCGCATACAATCACTACCGTTGACGTGGCCATTCCCAGTAACCCAAAGCGACCCTACACCAAGCGCAGCAAGTACTGGACGGACAAGCGCAAGAAAGCCGCTGCGGCGAAAGCCCGCAAGACGAAACGTAAATCTAAATGACATCGAGGAGGCGTTGATATGAAATGGGAAGAACGAATACTGGCGTATGAAAAAGCAACGGGTTTTCCACGCAGTATGTTTGTCGCAGCGGACGGCAGGGTTGTCGGTACGTGGATCATGGGGAACGACTATCGAGTGAAGTCAACATACTACGGAGGCTACCCTGCAGGGTATTTGCGTAGAATCAAAGCGCTGTTCCCAGACAAGAAAAAGGTTCTGCACTTGTTCTCCGGCAAAGTAGATACGGCGTTGTTTCCGGGGGACACAGTGGATATCCTAGCCGCAAACAGCCCTACGTATGTAGACGACGCGCAAACCTTGACGAAGGTTCCGTTGCCCTCTTACGATTTGGTTATGGCTGACCCCCCGTATAGCGTGGAAGACTGCGAACACTACCAGACCACAATGATAAAACGTAACGTGGTGATGCGTAGTCTCGGGGAGCGCTGTAGCCCGGGGGCACATGTCGTGTGGCTGGATCAGGTGCTCCCCATGTATCGTAAAGACCAGTGGGTTATGGAAGCGGTGATCGGTATGGTGAAAAGCACCAACCACCGGTTTCGCGTTATAACTATTTTTAGGAGGCGTTGATATGAAGTGGACTGCGTGGAAGCCAACTACCGAAGCGTGTAGTTTTCGGTGTGATTGCGGACGAGCATTTAGGAGCGAAGTAGAATCCCGCGAGGGTGTATTGTGGAGCCGGTACCAAACACTAACCCGGAAAATCCGCTTGGAAGCTCACGAAGATTTGCACAACTGCGACTTCTCCTGCGCCCGCGAGTCGTGCATTAAACACCAACGCGATGAACTGTGGCAGTTAGCCCGCCCGATATACATCGAGGTGCAGCGCCGCTACGCGAAAAAAGCCCGCATGACTTTTGCTCAAACTATGACGTTAGCGTCGAAACTTTTGGAGGATTTGCCATGAACGGCAAACTGGACGAAGCCATCGCATACCTGCGCAGCCGCAAGAAGTACATCGTTGACCCCGGCTGCAAGTTCATACCAACCAGCGCCGCGCATACCGACATCACGAAAACCGTCGAAGCGTATCGGCAGGAGGTGCTGGAGGAGCCGTCCGTGCGGCTGGTGAAAGGCAAGAAGAAATGAAATGCAGCTGCGGTGGGAAGACGCGTGTGTTGGATCGCCGGGGTATTTACCGGCGCAGGGAGTGCCTCGCGTGCGGCATTCGTTTTTCTACGAAGGAGTCTATGGTGAACCGGCAATCGGTCCGCAAAAAGGCCAAGCCGATCGAAGAAAAGCGCCGCGCATACAAAAAGCATGAGGCACCCACCATGCCACCCAACACACGGGCGCAGGTAACATTGAACGTCAGCGCACGTCGAAAACTAGAGGAGCTGCGAGACATGCGAGGCATGAAAGGTGATGGGTACGACTATGAGTATTAACCTGCTAACGCTGGACTTCGAGACGTACTACAGCAAGGAGTTCAGTCTGTCCAAGATCACAACGGAGTCGTACATCCGGGACGATCAGTTCGAGGTAATCGGCGTAGCTGTGAAGGTCAATGACGAGGATACACAGTGGTTCAGCGGCAGCTTCGAGGAGACCAAGGCGTGGCTGCAGCAGTTCGACTGGGCTAACTCAATGCTGCTGGCACACAACTGTGCCTTCGATGCGGCGATCCTGAGTTGGCGGTTCGACATACACCCCAAGATTCTGGCCGATACCATGTCGATGGGTAACGCTGTAGGCGATGGGTCAGGGTCAGTGTCGCTGAAGGCGCTGTCCGAGCGGTATGAGTTGGGTGAGAAGGGCGACGAGGTCATCAACGCGATCGGCAAGCGGCGAGCGGACTTCACCCCGGAAGAACTATCACGCTACGGGAACTACTGCATCAACGACGTAAACCTGTGCTACCTGCTGTTTCAGATCATGCTGGCCAAGGGTTTCCCCAAGGCGGAGCTGAAGTTGATCGACATGACGCTGCGGATGTTCACGGAGCCGGTCTTCGAGCTTGATCTGGAGACGCTGGAGATTCATCTTGAGAGCGTCCTGCACAAGAAAGAGAAGCTCATGCAGGCGCTGGGTCAGGGTGTAGAGCTAACTGCGATCATGTCGAACCCACAGTTTGCCGAACTGTTGAAGGCCCGGGGTATCGAGCCGCCCATGAAGATTAGCCCCACCACGGGTATGAAGACCTACGCGTTCGCCAAGACAGATGAGGCGTTTCGTGCGTTGTTGGAACACGAGGACGTGTATGTGCAGGCGCTGGTCGCGGCACGGTTGGGCACCAAATCTACCCTCGAAGAGACCCGCACCCAGCGGCTGATCGACATCGCCAAGCGGGGTAAGCTGCCGGTACCCATCAAGTACTGCGGTGCCCGGACGAAGCGGTGGTCGGGCGAGGGCGGGGGCATCAACATGCAGAACCTGCCACGGTCTTCACCCATCAAGCAGGCCATCAAGGCACCGGAGGGGCACTCCATCGTCGGGGTTGACCTGTCCAACATCGAGCTGCGGGTCGGCCTGTGGTTCGGCGGTATGAGGGGTAAGCTTGACCAGCTGCGCAACGGCCTTGACCTGTATAAAGACTTCGCCTCGTTGGTGTTCGGAGTCCCCTACGCAGACGTGGATAAAGACCAGCGGTTCATCGGCAAAACCTCGCAGTTGAGTCTGATCTATGGTGTCGGTGCGGACAAGCTACGGCAGGCCATCAAGACCGGCTCCCGCAAGGACATCGGGGAGGATCAGGCCAAGCGGATCGTAGCCCTGTACCGCAGCCAGTATGCCGGGGTAGTCAGTGCGTGGGACCAAGGTGAGAAGGTGCTGCAGGCCATATGCCGCGACCAATATATGGAGTTCGGGCCGATCAAAGTCCACGGCAGGGAGGGGTTGCTCCTGCCCAGCGGGTTGTATATGCAGTATCCCTTGTTGCAGCGCACACGTGATGGGTGGTCGTACAAGGTCCGCAACGGCTGGGAGCATATCTACGGAGCCAAGGTGTTTCAGGGATCGATTCAGGCGCTGGCCCGGTGCGTGATTGGCGATGGGATGCTGCGCACCCAAAAAACGATACCCGACCTGCCGATCGCGCTGACAATCCATGATGCTGACTACATGGTAGTGCCAGATTTGTTGGCAGAGGTTACAATGGAGCAGATGATTGCCGACCTTTGCGTGCCCCCGTCGTGGGCACCTGACCTGCCGCTGGCTGCGGAGGGAGCGTTTGGCAAGACCTTGTTCGATTGTTGAATATAACCGAGGGGCCTTCTGTGTCTGTCAAATGGTCATACAGCAGTCTTTCCCTGTTCCAACAATGCCCGAAGAAGTACTACCACCTGCGGGTGGAGAAGAGCATCAAGGAGCCGCAGTCCGAGCAGATGCGGTATGGCCTCGACCTGCACAAAGCTGCGGAAGAATACATCCGTGACGGCTTCGCACTGCCCGAGGGGTTTGCGTTTATGCGGGAGACGCTGGACCAGCTGAAGGCGCTACCCGGCGAGAAGTATTGTGAGTACAAGCTGGGTCTGACCCGCGACTTGGAGCCGTGCGAGTTCT